GCCATGTTTTGCCGCCGTGTGTCACCTTGTCGCCTGTCATGTAGGGGTTGGTGCTGTCTGGCTGCTGCCACGCGGGGATGACGGCGGGGTCGGGGATCAGCACCTGCGCCCACAGACTGGGCGCGTCCGCCGGGTTCCAGCCTGACTGCGATGTGTGGGCCTGTAGGCACTTGTAGACGTATCCCCCATACAGCCGCCGGTCTCCCGCGGCATAGGCCACCCCCTCGCCGTCCCACGGGCGGTAGAGCAGCGGCGCTGCCGCCGCCTGTGCGTCCGTCAGCACCACCGCTGCGGCATCCATACTGGCCCGAATGGCCTGGGCCTGCGCCATGATGTCAGTCCTCATCTGTCACCACCCCCAGCGTCTGCAAAGCCGCCTTGTACTGCTCAATTTCTTCCTGGGCGGTCAGCACCTCTTTGCCATCCCGCCAGAACTTGCCATCACTATACGTGTCTCCAATACCCACCGGACGGTCATGGAGCGCCACCGCACCAGGGAAATCTTTAGCATTAGTATCTCTCAATGCTATAATATTAGTTACTATATTATCTTGAATAATTGCGTATCTCATATGGTTTCCTCCCTATGTTGGCGAATAATGACTATGCCGTCAGCTGCTGCTATAGTACCATTGAAATAGTATCCACCATTACCTGAATTTGGAATGCTCATAGTAAGATTATCGCCTCCGCCGGAAGCGTATAGGTCGCCGTCTGCTTCGCCAAATTCTCGTGTGGTGGTACCCTGTCCCTTGCCGCCAGCGGTATTGGCCGTCGTACCATCGCCACCATCTGTACCACCAGCGGCCTTACCACTTGTACCAAAGAGGCCACCACCGCCAGAGCCACCTGCTCCGCCAGGTTTCTTTGCTTTTACATCACCAGTCGGAGAATGCTTTCCCCCTTCCGCCAATAAAGAAAACGCAGTAGTATTACCACCATCTGAAGTACTACTCGAATTCGATGTGGCAGTTGTTCCTCCGCCACCAATTACAATAGGATAAATTGTATTAGCCATTAATACAATAGATTTTCCTGTTGTAGTATATCCTGCACCACCAGATCCACAATAGGCTCTTCCCCCACCGCCACCGCCGCCTACTAGAAATCCATCTATATTCATATTTTTTAATGGAGTAAAATTTCCAGAACTTAGAAATTTAATTTTCCAAGGTTTTCCTTCAATAACCTGGTAAGTTCCATCTCCACCTGTCCAATTGAAATCCTCGCCGATGATGGGCGCGGAAATGGCGCTGCCGCCCGTGGCGGGGCCTGTCATGTTAAGGATCATGTGATCTCCTCCTAACCCAGAATAATAACGTTGGCGGTCACAGCTTCCTCCGGCACCGTCTCGCAGGTGAAGGTCAGCGTCCCCGTGCCCTGCGCCGTGCCGCGGATACCCGACTGCGCGTAGGCCATGAAGCTGTCCGGAGCCGCGCTGACGATAATGTTGGCGCTGGCCGTCATGTCGCTGACGGAGACGGTCTGCTGCTTGGTGTCCGCGTTCCAGCCGGACGCCAGCAGGAGCACGGAACGAGGCTTGGGCGCGTCCGCCTTGGCGTTCCACACAGCTTTCTCCGCGGCGGACGTGTGCAAACTGATGCTGTCAGCATGCGCGTTCAGCGCGGTTTGGATCGCGTCGGCGTAGGCGAAGATGTCCCGCGCCTTTCCCTGCGGGTCGTAAACGGCTTGCGTCATATCGCCGGAGCCGTCGCCATCCCGGCCATTGTAGACCATGAACGTCGTCGTGCTGCCGTCTGTCAGCGTAACGGTGTAGGTGTCGGTCGTGCCGGGCGCACCGGTTCCGCTCGTCCGGTTGATAGACTGGATAGACGAGCCGTCATCGCCGTTCCAGATGGTTGCATTTGTTTCGTGTTGAGTCGGAGCGCCGCCGCTGGACGAATAGACCGTTTCGGTGATGGTCAGCGTCTTTCCGCCGCTGGGGTGCTCGTCGGTCGCCGCCGCGTCAGAGACCGTCACGCTGACATCGCTGCCGTGAACGCCGATATCTCCCTTGACGCCTTTGGCCCCGTCGTACAACGTGAAAACGTGGTCTCCGTCCTTGTCGGTGATGGTGATAAGATAGGCGGTGGGGGTGGTAGGTGTGGCGGGTGCTTGCAGCACACTCACCGTAGGGCTGACGCCATCAGGCCCGCGCAGGCTGTTCGATGTCCACACCGCGCCGTCCGCGGCGGTGATCGTCATGGTGTCGTTGTCATTAAAGTCAATGTCCGCGATGCCACCGTGGCCGTCCAGCCACGCCAGCAGCGTCCGTCCCTGCACCTTCTTGGCCGTCCCAGCCTGCTCCATGACGAGAAGGTCGGTAGCGCCGATGGTGGTGGCCTCCGTCAGCTGGCCGATAGATCTGTCAGCCATCTTCCGTCACCTCCGTTTCCTCCGTTGCTGTAGCCAGCAGCCTGTCCAGTGCTTGAATGCACCCCAGCAGCAAGTCAAGATTGCCGCTGCCGTGTACCTCGATCTGATCCAGCGACAGCCGGACAGATTGGATGGTATTTTTTTCGGTTATTTTCATGGAAGCCTCCTTTATTCGTGGCCCAACACATACAGAAGATGATAAGACCCGTCTTTTCCGAGGTAGTTGATCGTCTTTCCGGAAAAAAAAGAGCCGCCAACTTTCAGCGACAGCGTCGCCACACTGTTGGAATTCACGTTGCCGCTGTAGACGTTGCCGCTGAATAAGCTCTCAATATTAGCCACCTTCGCCGACAATGAAGCCACGCTCGCCTTCGTCGCGTAGACCTCACCGAAATTAGCGATGTCTGCGGATATCGATGAGATCGCGCTGGCGTTGGCGGCGATGTCGCCCGCATTTGTCTCGATATCGCTGGTATTGGTAGCAATATCCGCCGTGTTCTGCGCCGTCTGCTTCTTCTGCCGCACGGAGTCCCGCTCCTGAGCGGACAGATACGGATACTCGTTGTCGATCTCCTCCTCCGCCGGAGCGCTCACGGTCGCCCGGAACAGCCGGGAAAACGTGGTTGTCTTGGCGTGTATCCCGCCGTAGATGCCGCCCACGGTCACGCCGTCGCCCAGCTCCGCCGCCGGGTCTAAAAGCGCGTCTGCGGCCTCGTAGGGCTGATAGCGGTAGTTCTTAACCGCCGCCAGAATATTCGCCGCCAGCGTGTCGCCCTTGATGCTGGGCAGCAGCGGCACATTGACTGTCAGCTCCCGTCCCGTATTGTCGCCGGACGTGTAGCTGTTGGTGCCGTCCGTCACCGTCACTTTGCTGTAGGGCTGCAGCTTGTCCGCCTCCGTCAGACTGGAAGCACTGTTTCCTACAAAAATCTTACCCGACAAGAATCCTGTCACCTCCAAACGTGATGGCATTGCCGCCGTTGTCCACCAGATAATTGGTTTCCTTCGGCAGGCTGTTCATCAGCACCAGCCGCAGCTTGCCCACCGGCGTCATGCACCAGTTGCCGCCGTACCACCCGGCGATGGCCTGTAGCAGCTCCCGGCAGGTGTAGTTTCTGGGATTCGTCACCTTGTAGTTCTTGCCGCTGGCGGAAAAGAAGCTGTCCGTCTCGCTGTCCAGCGTGATCCCAACTTGGGTACAGACCCGGTTGACGATGTCGATGTCCACCGCGCCGCCGCTGGGCACGCTTCCGGTATACCACTGCTCCGTGGCCAGCATCTTGTCATAGCCGTGCAGCGTCAGCACGCCGGTCTGCTTGTTGTAGCTCCGACTGTCTACGTTGTAGACCCCCTGCGCGATCCACTCGCTGGGCTCGCCGGAATCGCCCACAAGCCGCACCTGCGGCCTTAATTCAGCCATTCTGGCCACGCCGGAGGACGCTACCCCCAGCAGCTGCACGGATATCTCCCCGGCCACCGCCCCGCCCACCGTGGGGATATCCCCCTGGAATAGAGAGTTCTTCGTTTGAAGAGACCCCTCCATAATCTTTTCTTCGCCGTAGACTACATTGTCAATGTAAAGTTGCGTCTGCATCCGGTGGGTGCTTGCCAGCAGTTCCTGATATCTTGCGTTCGTGCTCTGCATTTCGCCCTCCTTACTGCTCTACCAGCGGGAACGAAATGCCAGACCACAGCGATTTTCCTGTTTTTGGGTCTACCATCGTCACCGTGGCAGGCACGTTGTTGGAATAAAACTGCGCCACAACCGTCTCGTACAACGGATGCAGATTGGTTTCCACTGTGACAAATTCCGGAAGAATTAATTTCATCAGCATCATCAATTCATTCCGGTATAGATCCATGCAGCGAATGTTGACCTTGTACTTGATTGCAACGCGGCCGCGGTGCATGGTGCCGTCCATGGTTCGCCCTGCTTCCGAATTGTCAAGGTCGTTACGGGACCATTCCATACCTTCTTCCCGCACAAAACGGAGAATGTCCGTACCGTTGATCTTGAAATACGGTGCGCTCACAGGCTTCCACCTCCCCACGATCTCTGGTTTTGCCGCTGCTGCCGCGTGATCTCTGGCGTCAGCACTCTTGCCAACTGAGCCAACTCTCCGGTAAACCGGATCACAATGTCGCCGCCGGAATTGCCGCTCTCCTCGCGGAATATCTGCCGGATCAGGTCAGCGGGTGCTTCAATGTTGGTGCCTCGTTTCTGGTCGCCCAGCACTGCGAGAAATTCCCGGTTGGCCGGTATAACGGCGCCCTGTGCCAGGGCGGGCACTTGCACGGCCCGCAACGCAGGCATAGTTTGCTTCTTGTATCCACCGATACCACCGGAGCCAAGATTATTTCGTGAGGCAAACGTGCCTTTACCGCCGCTCAGAAAATTCAGTACGCTGCTAAAAGCGTTGGTGATCCATTTCACCGCGTTTGTCACCCAAGTAACTACGACTTTCCACTTGTTGATTAGCCCCGCCAAAAGGCCACCGATTATTTTTAAGCCCAGCTGCGCCCACCAGTGTTCAGACACAAACTTTTTTACCTTTGTGTTCCACCAGTTTTTGATGCTTTCCCAGCATCCAACCAACTTTTCTTTTAAAAAGTTCCAGTTGGGTGCGATGGCCGCTGCCAAGCCTGTTGCGCCAATCAGAATTAAGCCTAGTCCAAGCGGAACGCCAACGCCGGTAAATAAAAGAACAATGCCAAGCACTAACAGCGCCGCGCCCAGCAAGCCAACAACCAATCCAAGCGGCCCTTGCAGTGCTTCCACAATGTAGTTCCAGTTGGCCGCCACAGCAGATGCGAGGCCGATAGCTCCCATAATTAGCAGTCCCAAGCCAAGCGGAATATTTGCGCCAGAAAAGATCAGGATAGCGCCAATTACCAGAGCCGCCACACTAAGAATGGAAACGGCCCAGCCAAGCGGCCCCTGCAGCATTTCTTTTATCGCGTCCCAGTTTTCAGAAATAGCGTCCCAGATTGCAATAGCGCCCAACACCATCAATGCAATACCCAGCGGAATATTTGCGCCGGAGAAGGTCAGAATAGCACCCAGCGCCAGCAGCGCCGCGCCGGTGAACAGTTCCAGAATGGCGCTCAACCCATCGTCTATCATGCTGGTAAAGTCCGGCGCGATGCCGCCGCTGGTATCAAACCCGCCGCTACCGCTTGCCGAAGAATTGTCCTGGCTGTCCATCACGTTCAGCTCGTCAAATCCCGCCAAGTACTTACTGGCTTCTTTCGCCGCTTCTCCTACGCCGTCAATCGCGTCCTTCTGTTTGTTCAGCGCTTTCGCGCCAGCCGCCGATTTCTGGATCGTGGTGCCAAACAACATGGAGATCAGTTTTGCGACCGCCGTCACAATGCGTGTGATCACATTGATCAGCACCGTAAACGCTGGGATCACCACCTCCACGATCGGTTGCGCCAGCGTCATCAACGCGCCTTTCAGCCGCGCGATGGCCGCCACAGCCTCGTCGTTTTGCTGAATGGCTTCCCACAAATAGTTTTTCAGTGCCCGTAGTCCCGCTGTGATCAGCGAAAACACCAGCACACGTTTTGCCAAAGTTTTTACGTGCTGACTGAATTTGTCCATGCGCTTTGCCGCTTCCGCCGCCGCCGCGCTTGTGCCGCTGGTCTGCTGTTTCGCACCAGCCAGCCTTGCAGCAAGGTCGCCAGCGGCGTCCTTTGCGCTGTTCAGGGCATTTGTCTGGCTCTCAACCTTTTGTGTGATCGAATCGTATTTCTTTTCCAGCTTGTCAACGGCGGTTCTCTGTTCATCAAGGCTGGCTTTTGCGCTTGCGATCTGGCTGCTGTACATCTGCGAAAAGGGGTCTCCGCCGCCTGTTTCCGCCGTCGTCTTTTTAAGCTTTGCCTGCAATTCGGCAATTGTTTTTTGCGTTTCTTCTGCAGCGCCTTTGGCGTCCTCCAGCTGTTTTTCGATTGCGCTTTTCTTCCCGGTACTTTCGCTAAGTTCTGATTCTATTTTTTTACTTTTTTCTTCCAGCTTTTTTAAGTCCGCCTGTGCTTTCTTGTCATCAATTTCTGTGCTGAACACAATAGACCCGTCAGCCGCCATATACTCACCACGCTTTCGTTAATTTATGTGGACTTGTTTGTGCAAAAGTGATATAATCTGTACACACGCACAAATTGTGTTTATGGAGGGGTTGTAAAAATGGCAAAACTTGTAAGATGTAAGACGTGCGGTGCTGAAATAGCAAAGACCGCAAGATTTTGCCCAAATTGCGGAGCACAACAGCATGTTGGCGCATTAAGCGCCTGTGCTGTCATTATTGTCATCACGCTTTGCGCGATTATCGCCATTTTGGCAAAGTCTTGCAGCGGCGGTTATGCGCCGCAGGAAACCAATAATTCCACAGGCGGAGAATCGCCCACAGTCGAAGAATTAACAATAACCACCCGCAGTTTTACCGCCAAAGTTGAAAAGTGTTTTGCTCCAGATTTTATAAATGGCGCTTTTTATATCAAAATGAGCATTGAAAACACCAGCGATACCGAATGCATTTATATGCTTGATGATGTTTATGTCGATGACTCGCATTGCTACTGTGCCACTGGAATGCCGATTACAACAATGGCAGGAAAAAAGGTAACGGGGTCTTTTATTATCTCTTGCGAAACGCCGCTTTCTGATGTGGAAAAAATAGATTTCTCCCTTGTCGCTTACGACAACAACAGTGTTTCCACAGTGGAAAAAAGCGAATCCGTTACTATTTATCCCAACAAATAGGTTTTCGGGAGAGCCGCCCCGGACGGGGCGGCTTTTTCACACCCACTCCCGTATCTTGTCAGTCTCCCACTCGGTGTATCTCTGCTTCAGGTCAACAAGCTTCCGGTTGTTTCGATAGAACTCTCTCTCGCTTTTGTCCAGAGATTTGCCGTTGGCAAGCTTCTGCCGGATGCCTACGATCTGGGCAAACAGACAATCCCCGATCTCCTGATACGCCCCGATGAACGTCCACCAGTGCAGATATTTCATTGACCGGACTTCCTTTCCCATCACGCGGTTCACCGGCGCGACGATCACGGAAAAATCCTGCTGCCAGTCCACCAGCTTTTTGGGCTTCTTCACGGCGTCGTTTTCCTGCCCGCAGTTGATAAACCACATGCACTTTGCAATGGCTTCTTCGTAGTTGTCGGATGGCATGTCCTCAAAGCCGGGATAGAAGATATCCAGCACAACCGCCGCCCGCTCCTGGTCGTCCAGCTCCACGTCGTTAATGGCTTCCAGGATGTCCAGAATGACCCGAAAATCAGACCGCACCTCGTACTCCTGCCCGTTGATCTCAACGGATGTCGGCAGCGTGTACGTCATTTGTGGTATTTCTTGGTGTACTTGGCGATGCGGGGGTTCATGGCTTTCTTCTCTCGCATAACCGTCTCGTCCATTTCGTCCATGATCGCCAACAGCAGATTGGCCCAAAGGGGCAAACCCTCCGCCAGCGCATACACATTCAACTCTCCGAAAAGGCCGCTGCACACATCGAACTCAAAAACGTCGTTGATGATCTCCCGCATTTCGCCGTCAAGCTTTCGCACTACGTCAAAAAGCTCTCTCTTGCCCTCAGCTTTTCCAACCTCAGCTTTGTAGGATTCCTGACGCTTGTCCAGCGTATCAAACGCGTTGAAAAGCTTTTCACCAAACGCAGCATCTGTGGGGTTAAAAGAGACTTCAACGGAGTCGTTCAGCTTATAGGTCTCAACGCCGGTTGCGATTTTCAGTTCCTTCATTTTTCGCGCCTCCCTTGGTCAATTACTCCGAATCCGCCGTGAACGTCACCACACCGGCAGTCACGGAAGCGGTGCCGGTGGTTCGGGTGCCGCCGTATGTAACGTCAATGGGCATACCCACAAAGCCGCCGCCCTCGCCGCCGAGACTGGAGGGCTTCACCATTGCACCTTCGTAGCGCTCGGCAAACACAGCCGTCTTTGCGGTGCCCGCGTAGTGGTGGACGATCAGCACGTCTTGATTGGCCAGTGCCGCCGCATCCTGCTTTTTCACGGCCAACTCCCAAATCTTCGTCAGCGCCTTGTCGCCGCTGTCCAGGTCGCAGGGGTCAAAGGTCTGCGTGACAATGGGCTTCTTCATGGTGGTGCGGGTGGTGCCCAGAATGTCCTTTTCAGAGCTTTCCTGCCAGTCATATTCCATGCTGGAATCCGTCACGCGGGTGCCAAAGGCCGACCACTCCGGGGAAACGCTGGTGCCGGTGTTTAAGTACGCGATCAGAAGCTCACGGTCAATGGTCTGGCCCGCTGTCGTGTTAAAAGTGTTCTCAGGCATTTGTTATCACCTCGTAAGTCATTTTCATGAGGATCTGATGATCCTCGTCGCCGTTGTCGTATGCGCCGAACAATGCGGAGCGCGTGGTGGCTTCCACGCGAACCACCCGTGCGTCATCCCCGATGTCCGGCCCGCCATTTGCCGCCCAATCCGCCAGACTATCCAGCAGTTCGTCGGCTTTCAGGCGTTTGTCGTTGCTGTTGCCCGGTTTCAGCCGGTAGATCACTTTGAACTGGTACTCCGCTTGATGGCCACCCAGGATGTACCGCCGTGTGATGTATGTGCCCTGGATCGTAGAAAGTGCCATTGCGCCCTCGCCGTCAGCGGGGAGAAATTCATACCGGATCACATCCACCGGCTTGTCCGGCCAGGTGTTTAAGTACACCAGCATCGCGCGGGAGATTTTGTCCTCCTCTGCCGCCGAAACTAGTTTCTTCGGCTTGTCATTTGCCATATTTCGCCACCGCCTTTTGCGCTACGCGCACCCATTTTTCAAGGTTCTGCGCCTTGGATGCCTCGCACCAATGCGCCTGCGCGTTTGGGTGCATGGCTTGTGAAAATACCAGATTTCGGTCTGTCAGAACCTTCGTCGCGCCTTTCTTGGCCCACGGGCTTCCCGTGTCGGGATCGACCATCAACTTTCCGTAATAAAGGTATCTGGCGTAGGGCCCCGGATACACCACCGTGTTTCCGATGGCCCGTGTCCTCTGGGTCATGGAGCCGGTCAGCGCCGGAACATACGGCACCGTGTCGGCTTCCACCTGAATAGCAAGAACGTGTTCGGCCTCGCTGCACGCAAGCGCCAGCTGCCGCCGCACCGCGTCCATGCCCTCGGTGTGTACGCTGAATTTCAGCCCCATCACTTACCTCCCACGGCCCAGTGTTTCAGGTCACCGTAGTCCTTCATATCTACTTTTGTCACCTCGTAGCAGTCGTCATGCGCCCTCGCCACAGTCTCGTTGTCTGTGGAAAATCGCCCCTTGACGAAAAAGCTCTCTCCGCCGTTGCCGTTGGTGGAAAGTGTCCACAGTCCGGACTTTTCCTCCGCGTTCCAGAAGTCCTGCGGCCCTGCATAACGTTTCTTTTTGCCAGTCGTTGCATCTTTTGCAACAACCGAAAACGGGATATACAGGTTCACCGCGTCGGCTCCCTCAAGGCCGCTGGCCCTGACGTTGGCCGCCTTGGAAGCGGACAGCAGCACACCCTCAAGCACCGTCACATAGAGCTTTGTCACGTCCTGCATGGTGCCGGTGTCCGTCTCGTGGGTCACGTTATAGAGCGTTACCGTGTGTGGGAACATGGACATGATCCGAACCCCCTTGCTTTCAGTAGTCCGTAAGGTGCCAGATACATGGCCGCGATCTCCCGCTTTCTGGCTTCCAGCAGCTGCATATCGGCGGAAGATACCGCTTTCGTGCCGTAGCTTTTTGACCAGTCGCCCACGGATTCGCTTGCTACAAGTCTTTCGGCGTTAAAGGCGACGCTGTTCAGCCGTTCGCCGTCCTGCATCACCTCTGCCAGGGCGCACACCGCGTTTTTCACGGCGATCATGGCGTCGTTGGTGACGTTTCTGGCGCGGTTCATGGTCACATAGTCCACATAGGCCGATGCCCTACCAGCCAGAGCCAGGAAAGCGTCCTCGTCAATGGCCGTGCCGTAAAACTCAGTGGCGTAGTATTCAAAATCTGCGTATGCCATGCTTTCCGCCTCCTTTATATCGTTTCCTCCCCACCCGTCAGGTTTCCCATCGGGGCGGGGAGGAGGCGCGCTTACTTGCTCGTGTCGGCTGCGATAAACAGGCCGTTGGGATTGGGCACAACGGGGATAAATACGCCGCTGGCCTTCGTCCACACCGCCACGGGGTCAGGAGTGGCCCACTGGGTAATGGTGATGAACTGGTTGGCGCTCTTCTCGTTGTACTGGCCGTAGTCGGCTTCCTCGGGGGTCACGCCCCACAGGCCAACGCCGAAGGAGGAAGATGTGCCATTGCACAGGAACGCCATCTTGTCTTCGGGGAAAAAGCGCTTGGTGGTCTCGTTGCCGCTGGCGGTCTGGGTCTTATAGCGCAGATCGTTGGTGGTGATCACGCCAAAGCCGAACAGCTCTACGAACAGAGAACGGATTCTCTCGGCGGGAACGTAAGTACCAGCGCCCACAGTGCCGTAGATCAGCGTCTGAATGCCCTTGTTGGCGGCCAGCTTACGCAGGATCTTGGTAGAGGTCACAATCTCGGTCAGGGCGTTGCCGGACTCAGCGGCAGCGTCAGCCACGGCCATGATCTGGCCCACGATATCAGCATCGGGGCCGAAGTCGATCTTGTAGCCGGTGTTCTTGGTGGGAACGCCGTAGTCCACTTTGAGATTCAGGTTGTTTTCGTTGATGGTCATCTTGCCAGTGGCAAGAACTTCCATTTTGGCAACCTCGGTGCGGGTCTTGACGGCCTCGGCCATCTGGCGCATGTCGTCAAAGACATAGCGGATGATCTCGTTCTCGTCGCTTACGCCGTTCTCGATCATGAGCCGCACGCGCTCGGTCTGGTTGATCTTGCGCTTGATCAGCAGCTTTTCCACCTCGGTCTTTTCAAACACGGGACGGGTACCGATCTCGGCCTCGGTGTCAAAAGCGTGTACGGTAGCCATCACGGGGATGTTGGCACCGTCAGCCAGACGCAGATACTCCGCCTTGAGATTGGCGGTCTTCTGGTCAGGGAAAATGCGGTCGCCGATGTAAGCAGGCCGCGCAACAGACAGATTCTGTGCAAATTCCAGGCGCTCAGCGCTGGAAATCATGTTCAGGATATCAGGCATGGTTTCTTCCTCCTTACTTAGCCGTTAGCAGTCCAAACAGGGTACAGGGTCACATCGCCGGTGATCTCCACCTCGGTCACAGCAGCGCCGCCCTTGCTGGTGCTCCAGCCGGTCTGCTTGTTGCTGGCCTTGGTCAGCGGGTAGCTGGTGGAGACCTGGGCCATAGAGCCCTCAAAATAGGTGTTGCCGTCCACAGGAGGCGTGCCGGTGCCGTCGTTCTTGTCGTAGGTCACGGTATAGCCGCGGGTGATAGCGGGGGTGTCCACAAACACAACGCCCTTACCGGACAGCGCGGTCTTGGCGGCCTGGGCAATGTTCAGGTTCTCCGCCAGCACACGGCCAGCCACCAGAACAGAGCCGGGCATGTCGCCGCTGGTCACGTCCACAGGCTCAAACACGATACCAACAGCGTTGCCGTCGTTGGAGGGGAAAGGGGTGCCAGCTGCAACGATCTTGTAATTGCCGTCCTGCACGCCCATAGAGGCGGGAATCTCGCGGGTTTTCAGCACCAGACCAACTTCGCTTTCCAGGAAATTAGGCCGCTTGGTGCATGCGGTATTGGTCACAAAAGACATGGATCAAATCACTCCTTCGTAGTTGTCTGCGCATACTGCGCGTTGAATTGTTTTGCGTACATTGCGCCCAGACCTTCCGCTTTCGGTGCGCCGCCGGTACCGACGGGCTTTGCAAACGTGGGTGCGGGCTTGCCGGTCTGAAACGCGCTGGGGTCTGCGTCCATCTGCGCCTTGTGCCACTCGTCAAAGCCTTCAAACACGCCGTTTTCCAGTTTCAGGCCCTTTGTTTTCAGGTCTGCGATATAGGCACGTTCCGCCGCCTTGGAGCTGAATTTGATGCCCTTGTCGTTAATGACCTTGGTGATCGCGTCGGAATAGTCTCTGTCAGCGATCTGGGCCTTGTACTCGGCGGTTTCCTTGGTGTACTTGCCCTGCAATTCCTCCAGCTGCTTGCGGATGCCCTCCGCGTCACCGCTGGATTTCTTCAGCTCCTCGATGTCCTTGTCACGGTCGGCAAGATTCTTCTGCGCCGCCGCCAAGTCCTCCTTGGCCTGATCCGCTTTCTGCTTCTCGCGGCCAATGTCCCGGCTGTTTTCGTCGAGGATCTTGTCCACAACTTCCTTTTCCAGCCCCAGACCTTCCAAAAAATCGCGTTTCATGTCTGCTCCTTCGCCACTTCGCTTTTTTCGCGTGGGTCGCCTCCACTGTGGCCCCGTAGTTTTGCGACGTCGGGCCGGTCAAAAATTTTGAAAAAAAGAAAGAGGGGCTAACCAACTACAATTCGTAGTCAGTTAGCCCCTCTCGGCTCTTCTCACTCACCGCTTAGAGCGAGGTCGATATTTGTTTGATTTATTATACCATACCACGCAGCCGGTGGCAAGCGCCTATTGCTTTATTTTACGACACGCGCCCCCGATCCATCATCGCCACAATGCCGCGCTTCTCAAGAATGTTGTGGATCATCAACCGGCCCTTCTGCGTCCACTGGGTATGGAGCTTCGTGTCGGCGCGGCCGTCCGAATGTGTGAACTGGAAAGTCTTGCTCTTGGTATAGCCCTTGTTCATGTGCTTCTTGTAAAGCAGCCATTGGCCGTTTACCTTGTGCTGGACGCCTTCATCGCGAAGGATCTTGTTCAGCTGCTGGGCGCTCATACCGTAATCGGCGGCGATCTGCGAAGTCGCCAGCGCATCCGGGCTTTCCAGAATGGTATCCACATACTGCCGGATTGGCTCAAACTCTGCGATCACCTGCGCCTGCCGCTCATTCTCCGCCGCCAGTGTCGCATTGGAAGCTTCCAGCGCCATGCGCTGTTCCTCGCTGTCAGCCAGCGCACGCAGCGCGGAGGGATAGTCCTTCGGCAGCAGATACATGCCGTTCTTGCGGATTGACGGAAGCACCTCACTTGTCACCCAGCGTTTGAACTTTTTCGCTGTCGGCAGTTTGGAACCAAGAACGAGAGCGTAAAGGCCGCTTTCGTTAATGATGGTCATTTCCTGTGTTCTCCCCATGCTATCGGTGACGCCCTGTTTTAGGGCATCATCGGGGTCGACATGGGTGTCGATTGCGTTCCTGGGCTTTGCGTACCCAAGCGCTTCCGCAACGTCCTTGCCCACAAACCACGGTGTGCCGTCGCGCTCTATTGTCCGAATGTTCCCAAATTCTGGATTGGTAAAAATCATCAGCTCGTTCATGCAATATCCTCCTTCTTCATCGGGCACATTTTGACTTCGAGTTCAAAGCACCCTGCCCTGCAAGAGAAAATATCTTTAACGACATAATCTCCAAACGCTTCAACCATAACGCCATCATACCCCGTCGATCCTTCGCGGAATAAAGGATATGAGTTCCCATTTACAGCAACGCCAACTTCGGTGGGATTGTTAATGAGCGCACAGGCTTCTCTAACAGTAAGCATAATAAAAACCTCATTTCTCTTGACTTTTAGGCTTCCCCGATGATAGAATGGATTTACCAATGGGGAAACCTGTGGTGATTTGAACGCTCACGTTGTCTTGGTCGGACGGTGGGCGTTCTTTTTATTTGCCGATTTCTTCTTCAAGCTTTTTTCTAAACCACTCTGTTCGTCCCTCGCCCTTTTCGGCCAGTTTCTTGTCGAGTGCTTCAGCTTTTTCCTTGTCCACCATAAACACCAGTTGTTTCATGGACTTTCTGCGCTCTCTAAAATACTCGGCGCGGCTTTTTTCAGCCACTTCCTCACCTCCTTTGTAGCTAACCACATTATATGTGTAGCTAACCACAAAGTCAAGAGTTTTTTTCGATTTTCTTCAAATTCACATTCTCTCGCCGGATATGTATCACCCGCACCCCGTCTTTGGTGGGGATCAGCTCCACCCGGTCGCCCTTCTTCAAAACGCCATCAATGGCGTGCAAGGTGTTGGCGTCGAAAAGCGAAGTCGCGTTATCTGTCATACAGCACCCCTTACGGAATAAAGTCCGCAGCGCCCTTTGCCGCGTTATACAGCTTCTTCATGATCGAGTTTTTCCTGCAAGTATTCCAGCCCTTTCAGCGTGATCCGTATTTTGCGCGAGTTCCTGAGACAGAGGTCGCCGGTCACGCTGGTGTACAAGTCTGCGTTTTTGATAAGGCCCGCGTCTTGCAGCATTTCCAGATAGCGATGCAGGCGCTCCGCAGTGACGCCCATTGTTTCTAGCTGAAGCGCGTCAATATCAAACGCTGGTAAGTCCATGGAACGTTCCAATGCAAGCAGCAGCTTATAAATCGCCTTGAAGTTGTCCATCAGCCATCGTCCTCAACAACATACCATTTGCATTCTTCGCAAACCTCGTTCGCTCTGTCCATGTCAAACGGTTCTCTCAGCCGCGCTGCGTCCATTTCGTCCTCGCGGACTTCCTGCACCTCTACGCACTCCGACCATGTGGTTTCTCTCTCATACAGTGGGCAATTATGCCGTGCGATAGGACTTCTTGCCATGTTATTTCCCCTCCAAATAATCGCGGTACTTCTTGCGAAGTTTTTCCGGTACAACGGTCACGATTTCGTTCTTCGTGTTGAGCATAACATATCCGTTGTCTGCAAGAAATTTAAGGGTTTGCCGGTCTGTCTGGTACAACGTCAGTCTGCTGTTGTTGATTATATCCTGTGCAGCCTGAAGGTTCAAGCTGCTTCTGTCCGGTCTGTTCTCAAGATTGTCCCAAAAGTGCTGTTTTGCACCGAAAATCTGTGGTTTCCCAACGTCAATCACATATTGACGATCAGAAAACTTATCTTTGATCTTCCATGTACCGGCGTATTCTTTCAACGGCGCAAACTTCTTGGAATCCGTCAGCTGCCCGCCATACAGCACCTTTAACCTTTCCTTCTGCTCCGGCAGCCCCGCCGCCTTGCTGAACTCCTTGTATTTGGCGTTCAGGCGGCGCAGCTTGATGTTGGCGGCGGTCTCGTCGTCTTTCAGCCCAGCGGCTTTGTAAGCGTCTCTGAGCCGCTTCTGCTTGCGTATCTGGCGCTCTATGCTGCGCTGCTGCTGCGTGGCCGTGTACCCGTCGTACTCCTTTCCATCGAACACAAACTTCCGATTCTCGCCCTTCATGGCGTCAAGGTCGGCTTGTGAATATGTCGGCTCGCTGACACCCTCCACGAACGGGTAAAAGGTGTGTCGGCAGTTCCAGCCGCCCAGGCCAGCGCCCAGGCCGTAGCCCGTAGTGGCAACAAAATCCTTGTACTCACCCTTTGAATCTCCGGGCTTCTCAGCCCACCGATACACGCCGCCTTGCCAACTCTCATGGTTTTCCAGCCCGTTTCCTGTGTTTCGCGCCCCAATATGGGCGCTCACTTCCACAAGGTCGGTCTCCAAATAGTCGGCAGATTGCTCCGCATACTTCTGGTTGAGGGCATTCACGCCGGTCATCACGGCACGTCTTGCCGCCACGTCTACCTGATCCCGATGCCCACTTTTGTAGTCCACCGTTTTCAGGCCACTGTCCGCCAGCTGCTTGACCGCGTTGGATATCGCCTGATTGTAGCTGATTGCCCCGCTCTGAATCTGCATAACAGCAGAATCCAACGCCCACCGATAGGCTCGCGCAGGCGGCAGCATCGTCCGGCCAGCGTCCACCAGAAACCCCATAGACCGCGTAAGGTTGCGCATGGTCTGCTTCGTTTGCTCGTATATTGCCCAAGTATCCTCAATGCTCACCAGCGCGTCCGGTTGCGTGATATGGGCAAGGTCGATAAGGTCGGTGTAATACTTCTGATTCCGCGCCACTACATCGTCCAGCAGCTTTTTGAGCTTTTGTTCGCTGATACCTGTGGTTTTGCGTATTGCTTTCTCGATCTCCTTCAGGTCAACGCCATGCGCCCGCAGCGCCTTGATGTTTTGCACCGTGACCTCGTTCAGCTCGTCCGCAGCCTTGAGCCGGGAGCATATCTCCATCAGCAAGGTATCTTCCAGCCCACGATACAATTCAGCCAGTTCCTCCGGCAGAGCGTCCATCAATTCGGGCGTAAAGTCGTACCTTCTCATTCGATCACGTTCTGGTGTTCAGTCACAACATCCTGCATCTTCGGCAGCGCCGCCTTTGCGGTCGCCTCATCCTCGTTGAAATATTTTGCTCTAAACTCCCAGTCATTCATGATCCCGGCGTTCAGCAGCTGCAAATCGCGGGCAAACTCGTTGCACTTGGTTTCCTGATCGTCAAGGATGCTGTCACCCCAATCGTAAGTAACCTCATACTCGCCATCCGCAGCCAGACCATAGAGCGTGGCATACACATCCATTGCGTAAATCAACGCATCAAACGTGTGTTCAAGCGCCGTCTGGATGCTGCTAATCAGCACATACTTTCGCTGCTTGCCGCTTCTGATCTCTGTTGCAGTCTTTTCTACCGTCTGGGGGTCAGAAATGTCACCGTAAGACAAGCCGACGTTAAACTCAATGCGCCGAATAACGTCCTGAAAGCCCTTGTAAAGCGCGTCATTCCGCAGTTCAGGATTAAGGAACTGGTAGAAGTCGCCGTCAGCCGTAAAAGCGCCAATTTCAAACAGCCGCTTGTCAAACATGTTGGCCGTTGTGGTGTTGCCGTCCATCAGCACCTTGCGCTCACCGGACTTAAACTCCCACCGCAGGCGCTCCCACTGTTCATCGGCCTGTTTGATCAGTTCCACCGTCGCCGCGTCACCGTAGATGGACATGCCACACAAGCTGTTGGTATCCGCCGTGTTGGCGATAGGCGGCTTGAAGTAGGCGAACAACGGCCCGTCCATGTTCTGGATGGTCACTTCCTCCTGAATGTCCGCCCATTCCGGCACCACGTCCAGCGGCGCAGGCGCACCCACAGAGCCGGTAGAATCGCTGTAATACGACTTGTTCTTGATGGTGTAAACAGTATCGGTCAGGTCGTGGGATTCCAATCGAACATAATACTTGCCGTTGACCTTCACCGGCTTGTCGCGGAACACGCCGCCGATGCATCGCCCGGTCGGGTCAAACTTCGTCGGCTGAAAACACGCCGCGCCGGTCATGTCCACCAACAGCTTGTCTCCGTAGATGTAAGGCTTTAATGCCACACCGCCAAGCGCAAGCCCCAGCTCCAGCGCCTTGCCGAAGCTTTCTTTCGCCAACTGAAAGCCATCGTTAAGATAGTCCGCCCGCTGGCTGCCCGTGATGTTGGCCGTAAACTCCACCAGCGTTGGCCGCGTCACCTCTCGGCAGATGGCAGCGGGCAGTCCCACTGCTTTCACATTGCAGTCCTGCCAGGGCGGCGTATTGACCAGCATTGCATACCATAGTGCGATCTGCTGCTCCATCGTCATGCTGACAGCCGGAGATGTACCAAATTCCCGCTCGGCTACAGCCTGCGGGAACAGCGCGCGCCTTACCGTATTAACGAAATTTCCCAAAAAGCTCATCTTAACTCTCTCCTAAGTACAGTCTGGCATAGGTACCTGCACTGATCCATGCTGTGATCGTTCTCTTTGATGACCTTATCTTCTGACGCTTCGGAATCCCAGCTATAAAGCCCAAACTCCTCAAACGTTTTCACGCAGCTCTCGTGGAATTTCAGTTTCCCCGCCTTGAGCAAAGCACCAGTCAAGCGGATACCGTCCAACACCGCGTTATTAGCGTTCCACACGGCGAATTTTCCGTGCCGCCGTATGCACTCGGCAAACGATGCGGCGCTGGGGTCAATGATGATCCGCTCGGTCTTGTACCCATCCGCAAAACATTCCAGGTCTTTATAATACTCCTCGTCTGTCTTCTGCCGGTTGGTTTCGCGCCCGCTGTGATAGTATTCCTTTTCCATCACAGCCTTTCCCTTGTATACGCGCCACAAGCCAAACACCGTGGGATTCTGCGTGCCGTAGTCACAGCTAATGTAATACGTCCCCGGCCCACCCCGTTCACTGGTCACATTGACCTCGCGGGAAAACATAGGATATACCAGACCTTCGGCAATAACCCACAGCCCACGGATATACCGGTCGTAAAACACACCGGAATACATCGCCTTTGTCCGCTCTATCATCTGCGGCGTCAACACAGGGTTGTCGTCCAGCAAAAAATGAATGTGTTGCGTATTATTACGAGGTTCCTTGATCCACTCTTGATAAAACCAATGGTTTGGGCTTTCGGGGTTGCAGTTGAAAAAGTACTTTGGGTGTTCAAACGAAATCGCTCGGGAGAGCGCCTGCTCGACAAACGACCTCGGCATCAACGCCACTTCGTCAAACAGCACACCGGCCAGAGTGATGCCCTGAATCAGCATATACGAACTCTCGTCTTTCCCGCCGAAGAGGTAAAACCAGTTTGTCACGTTGCCACACCGCACTGTCAGAACACGCGTGGAGACCTTGTAGCTCATTGACAGCGCCGCGCCCAGCCCCTCTATTTCCATCAACGGCTTTAAGATGTTGCGTTCCGCCGACTGCACCGTCTTTCCGCAGATAGCGAAGTTGGTGCGGTCATAGTTCTTCATGGCCCAGGCAACAAACGCAAGCGTCATGATTGTTGTCTTGCCGGATCGGACGGAGCCATCACACACAAGAGCCAGATCGTCAGATTCCGTAAATCCAAATATGGCCTTTTGCTTCCGCGAAAGCTGTTTAAGTTGCATCGCTGTCGCCCTTTATTGCAGAAATCAAAGCCGCAAACGCAGCAGGATCACCGCGCCTTTCCTCGCCGGAATTCCATCCAAAATTACAACCCAAACTAAATTTTGCGCCGTTTGCCCCGTCTTTGTCATAAAGGCGAGATTCCGCGTATTCTTCACATCGGGCCTTTGCTCGCGTAACCGTGTCCGCGAATTCTGGCCTTGCCTGATAATCCAGCAGCGCTTGTCTTCCCGTAAATCCAAGTGCCAACGCAAGCCCCGTAATCGTCGGCGGCTTTGCGTTAATGATAATCGGTATGCCGTACTTATCTCGCACAGCACAACCGTCATCGCCGATAAACGGCTCACCCTCACACTCTTTGAAGTAAGCGTCAATTGCCTTTTGCATCGCGCTTACGCTTTTCCATTTTCTTGGCGCTCCTGCTGGCATACGCTCACTTCCAATCCAAATAATTTGTTTTTATTCCCCTGTATCTTTAACACCGTAGCAATACTCATACCACATCAACGGCGTTTCTTTTTGCTGTTCTGCGTAGAGTGTGTCAAACATCTTCGCAATATCTTCAATAGCGTCGCCATACTCTTTGTGCAAATGGGTTTTGAATTTCGTAATGAGCCGCATATTGATTTTCATGAGCCTATCTATTTCGTCGGCGGAATACGTTATCTTGTTGATAATGTCCTTGTGGTCATCGTTCATTCTCCGTCTCCCTCTTGCATCTCGCTATCTCCGCGCACCGGGCTCTGAAAACAATGGAAGTCATCACAGTATCCGCAGGTGGCGGCAATGTCCTGGTGCTCTTTGTCCTTATGCAGCTTGCAGCCCTCGGGGCCAGCGGTAACGCGCTTGCCGTCAACTACAACCGTACCGTGCTTGGCGTGGGTGCAGAAGTCGCAGCATGGTTCACAGTTGTTTCCACATAGGATCATTTTCCGCTTCCTCCTTATCGCAGTTCGATAAAATCAAAGTCATCATAAATGTTCGGATAGAAAATGCCCACCCAGTAATTTCTTTGCACTTTTTTTCGATACGCAAGATCTGTGTTCCACGCCTCGATGTCTTCCATCAGGTCGCGTTTACCGAGATCGTTGTCGTTGTCGTAAACATCGTTCTCGTATTGGTAAACCAAGGAATCGTAATGGGCTTGATACTCAGCGATCTTTGCATCCGGAGCAACGTTGTTGATAATAATACAAACAAACATTATCATAGAAGCTGCACCGCTAAAGAGGCCAACAGCCAGCCAAACCGCAAACATGTCGTCGAAAAAGTATCCAAGCACAATTGCAGCCACCGTTAAAATAATAGCAATCCAAAAGACCATTTTCAGCCCCCCTTTTAGTCGGCTTCCCGCTTAGATTGTCACGCGCTCATGCCCGCTTGAGGCCCCGCAAGCATCTCAAGCGCCACCGTTCGGTCATGGCAAGGAGGACGCATCCTCACGCGCAGTTTTCAGCGAGCGTTGTCATTTCCACGTCGGGCATGCCGATACGCTCCGACATTGTCCGGGAGCTACCCGGCCTCTGGTGCAGCATTGCAGTCCTGCCCTGCTTTAGCGCTTCGGGGAAAGTCCCCGTCACTCGCTGTGGTCTCCCCTTACGGGGCACCTATGCCGCGTATGGGGCATAAGCCCCGATAAAGTCCCTTGCGGGCAAAAACGATTCAACGTTTTCATTCTTTTTGAAGTTAAGCCGTGAGCTTGCGCGTGTTGGTCTGCATGATAAAGTCTTTTACCTGACCATACCCCCATCCACAATCGACAAGGCCGCTGACGAGGCGCTCCATTGACTGGACGGCCGCCAGATCGTCAGCAGAAAAAAAATCGCGCAAGTTTTCTTTTTCTCCTACCGAATATTCTTCCTTTAACTGCTTTGCGTTCTTTCCGAACAGGGCAGTATAAATGCAGTTTGTGTAGGTAGAGTAGGCGTGGCCGTGCATCCGCTCATCCTCCGCAGACTGCTGCAACGCCTTTGTCAATGCCTGACGCACGGCTATGCCCTTTTCCCGCTCAACAAGTTTGCCCCTAAGAGCTTTCTCCATCGCGTTGAATTGCTTGATGTACGCCTCTTTGAATTTCATCGCAACGTCTCCGATGTATCCCATGACAAGAAGCGTAAACCCGTCGCGGGTCATTATGTACATGGGCTGACTTTTGCCCTGTGCAGTCTCGTAGTGGGACAGTCCAAAGTTGGACACCAGAAACTCCTCGCTGCACCTTAGTTCTCGAATATCTCTTAAAACGTGTTTATGCTCTTTCCCAAACGTTTCTGCGACATCAAGGCTCGTGCAACAAGCCTTTTCTTCTTTTCCAAATTTCATCAATTCAACCAACATCTTATCAATCCTTTCTCGTTGATTATTTGCAGTTGCTTTCAAGGGCAGGAGTGGCTAAAACGGGAACCCTTTTGCTCATTCTATCCATTTTTTCAAGCCGCCTTTTACGCCGGACGGGCGGCACGTCTATTGGCAACCGTGTTATTTTTAGCCGCTCGATACACGGATAAAGCGGCAATGGTGCGTTTTCTTTCGGCTTTCGCCTATCCGCCTTGAGGAATACGCACAACCCTTCGGAACTCCACGGTAAACGCATGGCGGAGCGCCTACCGCTCCAATGTTCTGGCACACTTTCGGGCGGGACGCTATGCCACTTGCCCACGGTAGTGCCGCACCGCTTTTTTCGTCGCGGATTCTGTCTCTACAGGCTCCGTATTGCCCAGCCGTTTTCTATGTGTCGGCACGCTGTGACCGGATGGGAGGCGCGACCTCCCGCCCCTGATCGTGGGGTAGCTCACGCAGTCCGGCATATATACCCGTCATATACCGCTGGCGGGTAAGCGGTGAAAGGAAAAGAGGCCCTATAGGGCTGTGGCGACATTGGCAGGACTCGAACCAACAACCCTTCGGTTAACAGCCGAATGCTCTACCATTGAGCTACAATGCCGTGTGTGCCCGCCGCCGTGCAACGACGGGCCACAAAAAGGAGGGAGAATGAAAAATGAATGCAGTTAAAACAAACAAATGGAGGTGTTGTAAGGCTGCACGTCCTCATAACTATTGTACCACACTTTTTGCAATGTTTATAGTGCAAAAACGCGGATTTTCTAAAGTAGTTATTCTAATTAAACACTTTTGCTGCATCTCAGCCTGTAAATTTCATTTTCCAACTCGTCCACCAGCTTATCCCGCGCTTGATAGCGCTCCAAAAGCGCCAGAACGGTTTGTTTCGCTTCATCCAGCGCTTTGATTTGACGGTCGATGTCAGCTTGGTTCACGCCGTATCAACTCCTTTCCGCATTGTAAGCAGTAATTGCTTTTGCTTCCCGTCACAAGGCCACAAGTAGGGCACTCGATCCGTATCGCCCATTTGGGCCAATCTTTTCCCTCTGTGGACTTGTCGCGTATAATCCATTTATCCATTACACATTTGGCTCCTTGCGCTCTCCGTAGCTACAAAAGTCTGTGGGGTTTCTGCGCGGCGTCAAGCTTCCGCACACCACATAGCGGCTAAAGCAAAAACCATCGCCCCTCGTTCCTTTTTCCCAAAAAATGCAGTCCTTGCACAAAACTACGGCAGGCGAGACTTTCATTATCGCAGTCAACCCATCAACATCTACGTTGCGGTTGCTTGCAACAATAGCGTCAATAGCGTCAATTGCGTCTTGCTTCTTGATATATTCAATCTTTTTCATTTACACTTCCTCAAAATACTTCACATCTCCAATGCTGCAAACGTAAATCTGCCCCTCATGGTATTCGCTGTGTCCGGCAATCTGGGGATTGTAAAACACCGTCGCATTGCCGATGTCGGTAAATGTTTCGCCGTATACAAACACCTCACAAAAGGCGTTTAGCGCCGCGTCAGACACCCAGCTTACCGGGGTGGTATACTGATACTTCCTGCATGCGTCCTCCGGCGTGTAGCGGTTCCTGTGGCGATTGCATGCGTTAAACAGGGCTTGTACAATGCCACGGCATTGGTCGGCGTCGTTTCCCGCTTCTGCCGTAACGATCTGGAGAACTCGCGTCACGTCGTAGCCGAATGTCTCAAACTCCCGGTCTGTTCCGATGGCGGCGATCACTGCCTCTGCGATCTTCTCCGCTTCGTCTGGATCTTCGTATGCTTCTTCGTGCGGGCCGCCCTCGATCACCAGAATCGTGCGCTCCTCGCGTTCCGGCCCCTTCTCAGAAAAGCCGGTCAGCACCACCAGCGCCGCCGCCAGTATCAGCAGCGCCCACGCTGCGGCGATAATGCGGTCATTTGTCGTTGGTTTCATTTGTTTTATGACGCTATTCCTCCTTTCTCTCGCCGTATGAGCAGAAATCGTCATACCCGTTGGCAACCATCCGGCAAGCGTATGTTTTGAACTTCCGACAGTCCTTGCAGCGCACCACGACCTCTGCGTCTACGGTGGGGAGCTGTTCTGCATACTCCATCACCGACTCGATACCGTTGATGAAATGCGTATTGGCGTGTCCTTTGTCACAATGGTTTGCCCGAATGGGAAACTCCATCAGCGCTTCCCTGTCAATGTATTCAGCCATTGTCAGCCCTCCTGTTCCAAAGTTCTGCCGCCATTTCAAGTGTGTACGCAAGCCCAGACGTTGTACAACACTTGCCACAGACGGCTGTGTACCCCCAACGTCGACCTTGCGTATCTACCACCGCGTCATGGTCGACAACTATGAATGCGTTACCGCCGCAGAACGGACAGGGTTTCAGGTCAGCCATCTTTCATCGCCTCCAATGCTTTCTCCGCTTCCTCGCGTGTAAGAAATACAGTCTTGCCGAACTCATCAATCCAGATGAGCGCGAACTTAATAGGCACAGCGTCAACAATAAAACGCCCCGGTGATTCCTCAACGTATTGTAGCCGATACACCGTATCGCCCACCTTACACGGCAGCACCACCAGCCGCCCGTCCTTGTCAGCTTCTTGATATTTTTTGAGTTCCATGAGAGCGCTGTGCAATTTTGCCATTTCCAGACCGCTAAAGTGCTCATCTTTCATCGACTTGATTTCCCCCGGCGTCAGCCCCGTGTCTTCGTAGGCGGCAAGGCGATCCTTGAGGCGATTGCGGCAGTACAGCGCGGTGCAGTCAACCATCGGCTTACCATGCTTACCCGTCCAATCCGCTTCGCACTTCTGGCAGTCTATTACCGCCTGTCCATCAGCGTCGCGCTTTGTCAGCCGTTCCATCACTCCACCTCCTGTGTCAGTTCGTCATACAACTCGCTGAAGCGTTTGTTCCACTTCCTCGCGTCGAAAAAGCAATACACGCCAAGCATGATCCAGAGCAAGCAGGCAAGGTCTTGTAACAAACTGCTCATCACTCCACCTCCTGCATCCAGAACTCGCGGCGGCAGCTGGGACAACCAACACCGTCTCTGCATTTGATGTTTCCGTTAAGATACTGAGGGCACACACTAAGTATATCCTCGCTATCTCTTATGGCCTCCGGGTACTGCTCCAGAAACACGCTCTGCCGCGTCTTGAGAGGATGTGCAGCAGACCATTGCTCAACATTTCTGACAAGAATTTCCGGGTATACGCCGTCCTCCATCGAGTATATAAGGGACGAATCGCCATTCAAAAACATGCGCTTTCTTTCCTGCAAAAATTTCACAGCATCCATCACATTTCCCTCCATCTGCACCCGTCACAGGCGCCCTCGTGTGCTTTTTTGTACTTCCCGCAGTATTGGCATAGCTCGTTGATAAGCGCCTTGCGGTCTGCCGCCAGCTTCGCGTTTGCGGCCATCAAACTGCTATTGGCGTCATCCAACTGTGAAATGCTGTCGTAAGCAGATTCTAACTCGTCACGCAGATCAATTAGTCTTTTTCTCAACTCCGCAGTGTATTTAGTCAACAGATCCATCGTGTTCCTCCTTTTCCCATCGTATTTTCATTTGTTCCGGTTTCTTACAGATCCATCTTCGCCCCGCAATACCTGCAATAGTAGCTTTCACTGGATTCTGCGTTTCCGCATTCACTGCAGGTAACTACGCCGTCATCATGGTGAACCCACCGACCATGCACCACCGACGCCACGTCAGCCGGAAACATATCCGCCAGTGCGCGCTTGGCATCCGTCATGGTAGCCGTGGGCTTTGTCACTTCTATATGGGTCAGCCGCGCAATCGCTACAGACTGGTCAATGTACTTCGCCATCACTCCACCTCCCTAATCTCGTCCTCGCCGAACTCCACGCCGTCATTGATACACTCCAAAACGCTTTCAACAAAAGCCTCATCGGCACAGGCGTTTAGGTACCTGATAACCTCGTTGGCTAATTGCATGATGGTCTGTTTATTGCTCATCCCTTCACCTCCTCAATCCGCTCCGCCAGCCGCTCCAGCTTGTACCGGCGGAATGTTTCCACCTGCCCCGCACAGTCGAACAGCATCACCAACTGCTGAAGCATGATCTGCACGTCGGCGACCTCCTCTGCAATGGCTTCCACGTTGTCCCGGCCACGACAGCGCTTGCAGAGTTCTTTTGCCAGTTCGCTCATTTCCTCAATGGCCATTGTCATCTGCGCCCTTTCCCCGAATGCCTCCAGCGCTGCACGGCAGATTTTGTCACCAGAAACCCCCTCATTGGCCCACCGCAGCGCTTCTATCTCCCGCTGCTGGTTCTCGATCAGGTCAGCGGCGGCCGGAGCCAATACTTTACGACACGGTTCTCGGCTTATCTCGTTCATTGGGCAATCTTCTTCGCAATCTCGCCCCGGTTCTGCACAGCACCGCAGCGCGGTCACGATCTCATCTCTTGTCATGTCGTTCCTCCTCTGGAAAATGTTTCTTTGTCACCGCGATAGGAAACGGCTCGATCTCGCTTGCCCACCGCGCCGTACCTTTGCCGTGTATGCGTTCCCAAATCAGCGGATAGCCCGCGATGCCATCGAACAAGCTCCCCAGCGTCGCCCCCTCCGGCAGATACCGCGCCATGCGCCGCAGCATCCAGTCCCAGAAAGGCAGGGCAATGGAGTTGCCCAACGCCTTGTACTTGGGGCTGTCCGCGTCCTTGTGTTTCTTGCCCTTCTCATCCGTCCAGTCGCCAATGTCCACCCATCCGTCCGGGTATCCCTGCAATCGGGTACATTCCAACGGCGTCAATCGACGCACGACCATGTTTGTGATGGCAAGGTCTGTGCTGTCCTTAAAGTCGCGTTGTTTGCAGCTGCTTGCAACATTGGCATCACGATAATCTCCAAACCCGTTCATCTGGTATGTAAGCGGCACTTGGTTTCCGCCCGTGCCCATTCTCGCCTGCAATGCCGGGACCTGCTCCCCGCACTCGTGGATGACGTCGCAGGCGTGTGTCATGTCCAGTGCCACGCACGGCACATGAGCGTTCGCGTTCAGTGTGTGGCACGGTTTGCCGAACTCGGGCTGACTTCCGTTCTCCTTGCTGGTGATCTGCGTGGTGTCAAATGCCATCGCCGCCGGAGCCACCACAGCTGGTTTATTCCCGCCGCACTCGGCGTTCAGTGTAGGGGACAGTTCCTCTTGATCGCCGATGCTCCTCGCCTGTTCACTGTTGCCCAGCTTAAAACCGGCGCATACCACCGGCTGATTGTTCCCGCTCATGCCCGCCGCAGCGGTCAGTGTGGGTGCGCGGTCATCCGTCCGCAGTTCCGCGCCGCCCTGCTGTGTAGCCATGCAGAATATCGCAGGATTATTTACCCCTCCGCCAATGCCGCCTTGCAATGTAGGAGCTTTGCCGCTTGTACCGAAAATGCGCTTGCTTTGGCAATCCCAAGCCGTCATACAGTCCCCGACTGCCGGATTAAAACCGCTTTCAGCAGCTTCGGCAATTCCTTCCCCCGACGCTCCGCTCTCCGCAATATCCCCTGGCACGCTTTCGCGGTCAAATTGTATTTCGGATGCGGTGTCTCCTCCAAAATCTGCGACAACCGAGATACGACGGCGGCGTTGGGGCACTCCCCAGTATTGCGCGTCGTGAGTTCGCCACACCACGCTCCATCGTCCTCCCACCTCATCGTGATACCCTCCCCAGGTAGGCCAGCCCTTTTCAGGCACTTCAATACCGGGGGCTTCCGGCTCGGCGATTTTGATGATCTCTTCGAGCACGTCTGCGAAGTCTTTTCCTTTGTTGCTGCTAAAGGCTCCGACCACGTTTTCCCACACGAGATACCGAGGTCTGACCATGTCACCTGTCCGTCCATTCCTTTTGTCCGCCTCCCTCATTTCTTTTACGATGCGTACCTGCTCCATAAACAGGCCGCTTCGCGCTCCCGCCAAACCGGCGCGTTTCCCGGCGATGGATAGATCCTGGCACGGACTGCCGCCGGTGATGCACCACACCGGCTCGATCTCCGCACCGTTTATCTTGCAGATGTCTCCCAAATGAACCATGTCTCAATCTCCAAACACCACGCCGCACTCATCCTTCAGCACGTCCTTGATGTGCTTCCGCTTGATGCGGCCTTCGTTTATCTCCTCTGCCAGCTTTTCCAGGCACTCGTACAGATACGCGATGCTCTGCGTGTCCCGGCTGTCCGATGTCTCCTCAAAGACGTGCCAGCCGCATTTGTCCATCAGCACCATTGCCACCATGTCCATGTTCTCCCGTGTGCCTTGCAGCTTGCCACGCATAAAGATGCGGTCGTCCCTGCTCAAATGCTGCTTGCCCATGTCAATACCTCACTCCGATGTAGTCCAGCACCCGCGCATAACCAAGACCGTCTTTCGTGGGTTTCCACAGTCCATCCGTGTCGAACGCACCACCGCCGATACAGAACTGGTAGTGCTTCGGGTGCGTCAGTTTCATGCGTTCAAAGCGGTTGACGCCTTTTTCGAGGTGCGCCCCGAACGCGCAAAACATACACAGTTATTCCATTGTTTCCAATGGCCCAGACTATCTCTTCATCTCAATGAGATGCAGTGCGCTTCGACCAGTAACTCATCCTCTGGCCTACTGGGGCAACCCCCATAGTCGTTACACTGAACTTGCGTTTTTTGTGTGTTTGGTGTACAATGTTATTGAGGTGATAATATGCGTACAGGTTCTATTTACATCATCAAAAACACGGTAAACGATAAAGTTTACATCGGGCAAACGACAATGACTGTGCATAAAAGATTTATGGTTCACATGAAGCCCAGCACCGCAAAACTCAGGCGAAACTATAAACTTTACAATGCCGTAACCAAATACGGTAGAGATAAATTTTATGTAGAAACGCTTGAGTCCAGCATCCCTCTTGAGCTGCTTAACCAAAAAGAAATCGAGTACATTGCTGCGTACAATTCTTTTTATGATGGTTATAACTCAACAAAGGGTGGTGATGGCCGGATTATTAACAAGGTTGAAAACGAAGATGAACTTCTATCTTTTGCAAAATCCGGTATGCCCGCAGATGAGCTGGCACTCAAATTTTCCGTGAACAAGGCAACTGTTTTAAGGACGCTCCACAAACTTGGGTTTTACTACCATGTAAGCCAAGATGCCATTTTACGCCTTGCGAGATCAGGCATGCCGAATACAAAAATCGCCCAATCTCTCGGATGCCATACAGCTACCGTTTGCCGCGCCTTAGATAAGGCTGACGCTCGAAAGCACCGTGTACCCATCAAAAACCGCGACGATCTGAACATTTCCGCCATCGTTGATGCTTATAATGCTCAAATGCCGATGCAGGAGCTTTGTAATAAATTTGGCATCACAAAAACCGTGTTCTACAGAATTAAAAAATCCATAAACCTCAAATCAAGACCTCAAATTTATAAACACAAAATACGCTATCACGATTAGCCCAGCACGGGATTACCCTCGTCTTTACGTTAGGGCTTCCCCGTTAGCACCGCCTTGTGGCGGCACACCCCTGAGTAATAGGGTTCACACTGTTATTACATGATGGGTCGCCCCATCAAGCGGCCGTTATACTCTGACCTGTTCGTTGGCATCCCGTGCAGTGCAGCTTGCAATCGATCAGCGTCGCGCCGTAGTCGTTCTCGCCGTCGCTGGCCACGATGTCGCCGTACACGCTGGCGTAGGGTAGTTGGTGGTCTACGATAAAGCGAAGCACATCCTGCTCCGTCCAAAAACTCATTGGCTTTCCCATCGGTCGCTTTCCCTCAAAGGCGTTGCAGCCGGTATTCAACCAATACGTCATGCGCAATCTGCTTTCCTCCGCCATCGTCGCTGTTGTAGCCTGCTGCCCGGTTTTGTGTGCGTAGGTTTTCAGCGGTGACTTTTTCATAATGGCGCAGCACGTCGAGGAGATTACAAACGGTGCGTACAACAGATATTCCCATTTCTCGCAGTTGTAGACAGACGGCTGACCGTCTTTTCGCACGGCTTCCCCTCGCAGCCGCTTCATTCTCAAGCCGTTTGGGTTCCTGCGGGCATCTCTGACATATTCCGCCACCTCTTTGCTCACGATGCTATACCCGTACTTCCGCACCACTTGCCGGATATTCATTTTTGGCCGCAGCCGCACAAGCTCAACGGTGATGCGTGGGAACTCCCTCCGCAGCCAATCTGCGTACTCATTGACGAATTTCTGTATCTCCGGGTACTCCAACCCAGTGTTCACAAACACCAAATTCAGTTCCCACGGCGGTGTCCTGAAACTCGACAGGTACCGTGCCGCCAGATACGCCAGAACCGTGCTGTCCTTGCCGCCGGAAAAGCTGACATAGCACTTCCCGCCCCATGCGGTGTACCACTCGTCCAGCTTTTCGTAAGTCAGTATCTCCTTGTCCTGCACGTCCAACGCCATCAGTTTCTTCGCCGCTTCATTCGTCAGCGGCTGATTGATTGGCAGCATTACTCAGCCTCCACCAACTTGCCGTTTACCAGCTTATACCATGTGTCCACTCTGATGTCCGTGCCATCTACGACAAACGCTTTCCACTCTTTGATGTCACAATTGTCCGCGTTTTCCTCACAGATCACCAGAACAGCACCAAGACCGCCTTTAATCTTCACATCGTTACCGCGAACAAGGCCGCATCCATTTTTGCCAACAGAAACAGATCCTTTTGCGGTGGCTGCGCCGCTATCGCCAGCGGTGGCAGCGCCACAATCGCCAGCGGTGGCAGCGCCATAATTGCCAGCGGTGGCAGCGCCACAATCGCCAGCGGTGGCAGCGCCATAATTGCCAGCGGTGGCAGCGCCACGATAGCCAGCGGTGGCAGCGCCACTTTCGCCAGCGGTGGCACCGCCATAATTGCCAGCGGTGGCAGCGCCACGATAGCCAGCGGTGGCAGCGCCACT